TTATTTTTCTTTTTACCAGGCATGTTTTATATTGGATCCGGCAAACATGTAACCGGACTGTTCATCACCACCTCCCAAAGGGTAGAGCCGTGCAGTCTCTCGGCATTTTGTTTAGCACGTAAATATTTACACGAAAATCTTCAATTTTCGAAACGTTTTGGTCATTTTAAAGGTGGAAACCCAATTCGTTAAGACAGTTTATAGACATGATCGAGGTCTAAACCAACTACCACCAGCTCGGCAAATGAACTTGCCTATCCTTCTCAACCAAATGGTAAGAAAATTGAACTTTCCTAAACTCAGATTCGATAGCAATCTGTTGTTCAGGTGTCACACCAAAAGCCAACCAATAAGAATACCGAGTTTCGGCAGTTATATTGGAATACTTAAGGGACATGCCTTGACTCAACCACTGCAAGCCGTTTCTAACCATAGACTCAGGAATATCCTTATGTCTATGCCTAGAACTCTTTGCACGTTTAGAATCAGGCACTAATGAGCCAAATCTAATGAGTGAAAGGTAGAACTCCTGACAAACAGGAACACCACCACTCATAGATAGCCCACATTCACCAACTGAAGTCAGCCAATTTTTAGCAATATGTGGAACTTGTAACTGTTTAAGAGAAAGACAATCCTTCGCCAAACTAGTTGGTTGATTCCTAACCATAAGATAACGATCGCCAACAAATACAGGGTGAGTTTGACAAAATTCAATTTCCTCCAACTCGAAGACGGGCTTTTCAACTTTCATGACGAAACCCATTCTCAAGAACCATTTAGTCAATCCGGAAACAAACCTGGCACACTTCTCACGCTCCATGATCACGACACAATCATCACCATTGTTAGCCAATGACACTTTGATGTTTAAGCTCTCACTATAGGCATGAACAAGTGCACACATAATGAGACAATTGCCCAAAGCAGTATTCATATCACCGCTCATTCGACAACCATTCGTCTTGAAACGTAATGTACCATCTTTACAATAGCCTTTCACAGTATTCTGTAATTGTAATTTGAGTAAATTCTTCAATTCAACAGATTTGTAAATGCCATTATATACACTATGTTCCCATCTAAGTGCATCCTGACTCACATGTTGATCAAAACGACTAGCGTCTAGACCAATAGCGACAGGATTAGAAAATTTGGACCATTTCATTTGAAACAATGCACCAGTTTGCTCTGAATTGAACCCTTTCAAGACCGTGGTTTCACCAAAAATATCGGCAATAGCGCCGTAAATTTGATGTTCGATAGGTCTTAAATATCTTCCCACTTCAACGTTGTATCTTGGATCACGAGGAGAAATCACCCTCGGATCGGGGTCAGGACGAATAAACAAATCAGACAACTCTTCTAAAGAATAAGTTTTCTTTTTAATAAATTCAGCCTTGACGAATGCTTTAATGAAGGAGTCGCGGATCTTCACACTGGCGTACTGTAAAGAATCCACTGCAC